ATGCAACAGCAGTTGGTTACATTGATGCGTCGACTGGAGAATTTGAAACTATATCTGTTACGGAGTCAGTGAGAGATTCAATGCACGAAGTTAAAGTGAACCCAATCACTTTCTTTGCAGGTGCAGGAATAGTTAACTTTGGTAACTTGACGAAAACTGCGGCGAGTTCAGCATTAGACAGAATAAACGTTTCAAGATTAGCAGTGTATCTAAGAACACAATTAGATGCTCTTGCTAAACCGTTTATCTTTGAACCAAACGATGGTTTAACAAGGAATGAAATCAAACAAGCAGTTGAATCATTCTTGCTAGAGCTTGTTGGTCAAAGAGGCTTATATGACTTCCTAGTAGTTTGTGATGAAACAAATAACACACCTACAAGGATTGACAGAAACGAACTGTACGTAGATATAGCAATTGAACCAGTTAAATCAGTTGAATTCATTTACATACCGTTGAGAATCAAAAACACAGGAGAAATTGCAAAGTTAGGGAACTAATTTTTAATAAATAGGAGAAACAGATGGCAATATCAACTTTATCAAAATTTACAGTACCTTTAAGCAACGATCAAAGTTCAGCATCACAAGGCTTGTTGATGCCAAAACTACAGTATCGTTTTAGATTAGTCCTGGAAAATTTTGGAGTATCAACACCAAGATCAGAAATTACAAAACAAGTAGTAGACGTAACAAGACCTAACTTGACTTTTGACACAGTAACACTAGATGTGTACAACTCAAAAGTTTATGTAGCAGGTAAACACACTTGGGAACCAATCACTATCACATTAAGAGATGACGTTAACAATTCAGTTACTAAACTAGTTGGTGAACAAATTCAGAAACAGTTTGACTTCTTTGAACAAGCAAGTGCGGCATCTGGTATAGACTACAAATTCACAGGCAGAATTGAAATGCTTGACGGTGGTAACGGATCAAGTGCACCAGGCATCCTAGAAACATGGGAACTTTACGGTGCTTACGTTGAGAACGTCAACTACAACTCTTTAGCATACGCAACTTCAGAAGCGGCAACTATCACAATGTCTGTAAGATACGACAACGCAATCCAAACTCCAACAGGAACAGGAATTGGAACAGCAGTGGCTAGAACTATCGGTACACTTACAACTGGTGGTGGACAGTAATAAAAATTAAGTTAGCAATTATAAGCAAAAAAGCGTCTTTATAGGCGCTTTTTTTGTGACTATAAATAACAGTATGCCAAGCATTAACAACTTCCTAAAAGGTTTCCAGGACGGATTACCAGGTATGAAAGACTACCAACATGCATCTAGATTGTACATAGATAACAATCACAAGTTGATGCCAAAACAGAAGTTTCTGTTCCACGTGGTCTTCAATACAGATGAGACTTTATTCTATGGTGGTTTCTCTGCGAACGAGAGAAAAGAACTTAACATGTTGGTCAAACAGTGCGACCTACCAAAGTACAACATGAGCATGGAAGAGAAAACTCAGTACAACAAAAAAATGTACAATCCGACTAGGATAGCATATGAACCTGTGAATATCACGTTCCACGATGATCATGCTGATACAGTAAACGCATTCTGGAAGAAATACTACGAGTACAACATAGCAGACTCTGTGGGGATCAACACCGATCAAGCAATATCAGGTACCAAAGACGATACTTACGACTTCGGTGATGCGAGGGCAATAACAAAATTTGGTTTAGATACTCCAAAGCAAAGGAAAAAACCTTATCTCAAAGGAATAGAAATTTTTGTGTTACACAAACAGAGGTTCACATCAATGACACTTGTCAATCCTGTCATAGGTTCATTCTCGCATGACAGCCTTGACCAAGCAGACGGAACGGGCGTGATGAACAACACAATGCAAATATTGTATGAAGCAGTAATATACAAATCTGGCATCATTAATAGGAACAACGTGCCCGGGTTTGCGACTATTCATTACGACAACGCACCTTCGCCATTGAGTGTGCTAGGTGGTGGCACAAATAGCATATTCGGACCTGGTGGAGTTGTTGACGGCATAGGCTCGGTCATACGGAATGTACAATCAGGAAACATCCTGGGTGCAATTATAGGTGCATCAAATACTTACAGAAATGCAAAAAAAATTAAAAAATCAGATGTAAAAGAAGAATTAAAAGGTATAGCCAAAGAAGGTGTCTTAGAAGTTGGCAAACAGGCGGGCACTATTTCAAATCCAATTGCACAATTTTCAGTAGGAGCCGCCGCACTAGTGGGAGCATCCGCTTTAGCATCAGCAAGAGGTACAACAGATAACAAGAACCAATCTGACAACACAGTGATAACAAACCCCGCTATTGATACTGTAAATTTCCTAGGTACTGATGAATCATTCAATCTTATTTCAAACAACGAGAATGTTAGAGATGAGATAGCATCCGCACTATATTTCAGAGATATAGGTTCTCGTAAAGGACTTACAGTAGCACAATCTGATGTGGAATATGAAGGATCAACTGACACCACAAAGAACGTATACACTAACAAGGCAATCACAAATATAAGAAAGTTAGTCACAGAAGGATATGTAAAGATTGAAAGAGAAACACAAGATGTTGAAATAGCAACAGAGAAGGCAACAATATAATGGCTGAATTTTACTCAAACCTACCACCAAAGGACAAAGACGAATTACAGAAAACTGTAGACAAACTTACTACTACTCCTTACCAAACAGACTATGAATTTAACGTGGGCGAGTATGACAGCACAATAGCGTTCTTTGTGAAACGTAATTTTTCAAGGGAGGCGGCAGAGTCAACTGCATATGCAATACTCTCGCAGGCCAAGATCGATAATATCAAACCACAACAGATACTAGACCAGTTGACCTATGCTACACCAGTATTGTTATCTGAATTGATTACTATCATATTAAACGCCAACAGATACAAGTCAAGTAGATTAGGTGTAAGGAAAACACTAACCACTAAAGAGACTGTATCTAGAAACATCATAGACTAATGTTACCGAGATTTGCTAGGGGCAAGTTCTCTCCCAAGAACCAAGAGAAGTACGTGGGCACTAAGACACCGACTTATAGATCAAGTTGGGAACATTCATTTATGAGATTGTGCGACGAACATCCAAATGTTTATCAATGGGCTAGTGAATCTATCAAAATTCCATACAGACATCCGTTCACAGGCAAGTACACAGTGTACGTTCCGGATTTCTTTATAGTGTACCAAGACAAACAAGGTCGTAAACATGCCGAAATGGTCGAAGTAAAACCTATGAGTCAGACAAATATGAGGGACGCAGGTAAAAGCCAGGCAAAGAAAAAACAGGTTGTGCTTAACATGGCCAAATGGGAGGCCGCTAACGCCTACGCTAAACAGAGAAAAATAAGATTTAGAGTAGTGTCAGAAGAACAGTTATTCCACAACGGTAAACGTAAGTAATACGACAATGACAAAGAAATTAGAAGACATCCTTAATTTACCAAATGTCAAAGAAGCATTCAAAGAGGTAGATAAAAAAGAAAAAGATAAGAAATTGAAGGAAACTGCAAATGGTAATCCTTCAACTAAAAATTTAGATCCACAGACACAAAAGAATCTGCAGAAGAGTTATGCTGAATTTGATAAAGTAGCGGCCGCACTTCCACAAGTAAAAGGTCTAGGAGAACTGTCAGATCTCGAATTAGACAAACTGGCCATAGAAGCGGAAGAGAGTTATAAGAATCTAATGGACCTAGGTATGAATGTTGACTCACGTTACTCAGGGAGAATCTTTGAAGTAGCAGGCAACTTTCTTAGAAATGCCATAGATGCTAAAAGCGGCAAGATAGACAAGAAGCTCAAAATGATAGAATTACAACTTAAAAAGCAGAAGATGGATCAGGGCAATAAAGACGGGGGTCCGATAGAAGAAAGCGACGGATTTGTTATATCTGATAGAAACGAACTTATGAAAAAACTACTTAAAACAACTCCCAACAAAAAAGATGAGTCTACCGAGTAATTTTTGTATTGCTCCATTCCATCGATTCCAAACATCCACTGATGGAAGTTGTGGGCCTTGCTCGTACATAGCAAATGTATGGGATCTTAAGAAATATAAAACAGTACATGAAAAATGGAATTCTCCTGAATACGAAAAATTTAGACAAAGTTTTTTAAACAACGAACAAAATCCATTATGTAATTTGTGTTGGCGAGAAGAAAAAGCAGGACAAACTAGTCTAAGACACAGACTGGATACATTTAGAGGAACAAAAAATGTAAAAAAAGTCTTTGAACAATGGATTGAAACTAAAAAATATAAAATATATCCTAAAGTAATTTCATTAGTACCGGGTAACCAATGTAATCTTGCGTGTGTTACTTGTGACGGAGGTTCATCATCAAAATGGAATAGTGAGATATCAAAATTTCCTAAAAATAACTTATATAATAAAACTTATAAAAATTGGAATATGAAAGACGAAGAATATGCAGATATTGTTGAACATTCAGAACATATACAAAAAATTGAATTATATGGAGGGGAGCCTTTTTATAATAAAAAAAATAAAACACAATTAATTGACCCAATTATTGCAAAAGGTACTGCTAAAAACATAACCATTTATTTTAATACAAATTGTACACAATGGGACGAAACTTTTATAAAAAAATTAGAATCAAATTTTAAAAAAGTAGAAATTCGTGGATCAATTGATGGAATTAATAAACAATTTGAATATCTTAGATATGGAGCAAAATGGGATAGTACTGTTGAAAATATTAAAAAATTCGCTAATATATCAAATGGAGATTTTGAAATTATATGTACTATATCCCCTTATAATTTTTTATATATTGACGAATATGACCGTTTCTTTAAAGAAAATAATTGGTCAACTCGATGGAACTTAACAGCATTTCCAGACGATATGCTTCTTTTTAATATACCTGATGCTGTAAAAAACAATGTACGTTTACCAGCAAACTTTAATTTTATACAAAAATATATTACCGATACTCCAAGTAACCAAAATGCATGGGCAAAATTTGTAGTTAAAACAAAATTTTTAGATAAGCAACGAAAGTTAAGTATAAAAGCAGTATTTCCACGTTTTTATGAACTAGTAAAGACACACGGATTTGAAGATTAAGCAATAAGAAAGGCTAAATAGTTCTAATATGAGCACATTCAAAGACTACCTAACGGAATCAGCAAAGTCGTATGACTACAAAATTAAAGTTGCAGGTCAAATAGCAGATGATTTTGCTTCTAAACTAGAATCAGCACTAGCAAAATTTGAAGTGGCAAATATGTCAGCAGGTAAGAAAACACCTATCATGACACTACCGCTTGATTTTCCTGCCTTAAGCAATGAGCAAGTTACAATCTTTGACGTGACAACAAATTATCCAGCATCACAAAGAGTAATGCACGAATATCTTTCAGATATTTTAAGAGTACCAGCAACGCACATTGTTGTTAGGAAACCAGGCGAGCCTACAGAAGAATACCAAGATCAAATGCAAGTTGCTAAAAATTCAGAATACAAAAACAAATTACTATCTTTAGACTACCAAGATGCACCAAAAGTTAACGCAGAAGACTTTCATTCAACAAAGGCAAACATGAGTTTGCTAAAAGAATTATTAAAGGATAGACAAGAACAAGAAGGACATCCGAAAGAAAAAGAAAATATAATGAGCAAAGAAGAAAAAGGCACTCCAAGTCCTTTGTCCAAGGCAACAAAAGCACACCCAATAGAAGGAAAGAAATAGTTATGGAAATGATAGATGTATTACAAAAGTTAAAAGAAATAGCAGAATCAAAACCTGAATTGGTTAAAGATGCAGTGGAGAATGTTGAGAAGACAAATCCAAAGGCAGTCACAGAAGGTGGAATGAAAGACTACTTACATGGCGAAGCAGAGAAATTGTCTAGAGAAGAATTCTTAAAGAAACACGGTGAAAGTCTAAGAGGATTTTACAACGCAATTAATGGTTCAGAAGACGACGAAGACGATAGACCAGATTCAATGGAGAGCAAAGAAATGAAAAAAGAAACAGTAAAAGAAGATATTAAAATTTCAGCAGACAGTCCACAAGAAGCATCAATGATGATGCAAATTTTAAAATTGGCAGGTGTGCAACAAGTTGATCCAGCAATGATTGGCGCAGACGAACCAGAAGAAAATCCAGCACATGGCGAACCTGGACACGTATGTGGTGCAGACGATGATGCAATTGGATCAAATGATATGGCTAAAATGCGTGACATGATGACTGCACCTGATGAAGAAAAAGCGGCGGAGACGTTTGCTAATTCTCCAGGAGACAGAGAAAAAGACGAACCTAAGACAATGGACACCGACACTTTAGTGAACACTATGTCGGGTGGTTTAAACAGACAAAAGAAAACGCATCCAAGAGTTTCACCTGGTGATAATCCAATGACGGCAGAAGATAAAATCACTGAAGAAGAATTGGCAAACAGTCTTAGATCACAGTATGAAAGTTTCAAAGAAACATACCAGAAAGCGGCAGAAACAAAAGCAAAACCTGACTTCTTGGATATGGACAAAGATGGCAATAAAAAAGAACCAATGAAAACAGCCATCAAAGACAAAGAAGCAAAGTAATACTTTTCTAGTCCACCCTACAGCGTTAAATACTACACTATGGCGTATGTATCATTAGACAGCGATCAAATTAAAAAGGCGCACAAGAAACACAAATACACCAAAGAACAAGTTGAACAACTTGAGAAGTGTATGGATCCAAAGAATGGACCGTTGTTCTTTATGAAAACATTCATGAAGATACAACATCCTACAAAAGGTGAAATGAAGTTTGAACCTTTTCCGTATCAAGAAAGATTAGTAGAGGCCTACAATAATCATAGATTCAGTATATCAATGTTACCAAGACAGACAGGAAAGACTACCTGTGCATCAGGATACCTTATCTGGTATGCTATGTTTAAGCCAGATTCACAGATACTAATCGCCGCACACAAATACGCAGGAGCGTCAGACATCATGTCAAGGGTGCGTTATGCCTATGAGATGTTACCTAGTTGGATTAAGGCAGGTGTAACACAGTACAACAGGAACAGTATAGAATTCGATAATGGTTCAAAGATTATGGCAACCACAACAACAGAGAACACAGGGCGGGGTATGTCACTTACACTGATATACTGTGATGAGTTTGCGTTCGTGCAACCACCAGAGAAAGCCAAAGAATTCTGGACATCACTATCTCCAACATTGAGTACAGGTGGTA